GTTTTTCCTGCGCCTGACGGGCCTTGAATTAACAAAGCATCGCCATTTTGCAAATCCACGTTCAAATCCTTCAATAAGACTTTTCCGTTGCCGTCTTTAATCCCGAAATGATGCAATGACACCCGATGGGAACATTCCACCGGTTGATGAATCTCTGTGCCGTCCAATTCGTCTAATTTGGAAAAAAAACCATACAAACGGGGGGTTCAGTTTCCAAAAGATTTTAGTTATAAGGGGAAGACAATGACTAAATCATCATTCACGTTTTTCTTTCAAGAATATTGCGAGAAACACAATTTAACCAACGAAGAAATTCAAGAAAGATTCGCTATTCTTCAGTATCAGGCAGAAGTCGAGCGAGATACCACTCAAGATCATCAGCAGCTTTCGGCGATTTTTCAGCGACTTCGTCAAGCCGCGCAAGACAAGCACGTTCAAACTCGAGAGCTAAATCAGGGTGCTTGCCAATCACTTCAAAAACCAAAGAAAGAGCATGTTCTTGCCGTGTCTGTTGAGTCATCAGCAGAATTAGCTGTTCTTGAATGTTTTCAAGCGTTTTTTGCATCTGATCGTTCATCTTCTGAAATCCTTAAATTAAGTAATCGTTTATTCAATTTAGGGCAAGCATACAACAAAACAGGTAAATAAAAAAGCGAGGGCGCGGCTATGTATGTGTCTGAAAAAGAAAGTGCGGTAGAAAAATGGCATCGTTTAAACGGTGTGCCCATGTCGAAAGCAAGAAATAGCGAAGAAACTTTGCATGAAATGGGCTTGAGTAAATATCCCACTGAACGTGCTTTTAATCATCTTTCCGATGAGCAAAAAGGCATGTTAAAAGCGTTAGCAGATATTGAACCTTTTGAAGATTACATCTCGCCCGATCTGACTGGCGATAAGTTATGGCATTACAACGAAAAAGGCATTGATAAATTAACCAAAGCCTTTCACGCCATGTCAGCACTTCGCACGCCTTTTCCGCGCGTTTTAACCCGTCGTGATTTTTACAATATCGACCCACACACAAGGGGGAAATAATGGCAACGAAAAACCGAACCATTATCAAAAAATATGCTGATCGCTGGCACAAAGAAGCCTGTCATTTATACGCAAAATGGCTCAACGCAAAACGCCAGGGTGATGAAGAATCCGCCGATTATTATTTCAGCAAATATATTACGGCGGGAGACAACTGGATCAACTACACCAAATTTGCCCATTAAGGAAAATCTTATGCAAGAACACATTATTGAATTATCTGAACGTTATGCCCTTAAGCTGAACGAAAACCACGTTTATATCCTGTACAAAATTGAACTCAATGAAAACGGCACTTATCAGCGCAACGGCGGCGCAGTCTGTAAGGATTTACCTTCCTTGTTGGACAAGCTGATTTACTGTGAATTGATGAATGAGAAAGTAGAAACTCTTGAAGATATGCGCAACGTGCTACACGCCATTCACAGCGAAGTAACACGCATCGCCGAAATTCAAGCTACTTATGCGCAGGCATAAACCCTTTTTTATCTATATCTATTAATTTAATTCATCTAAATTTGTTTTAGATGAATTTTAATAATAAATAAGCCGAAATGAATATGCAAATGTGGGAACAGCAACGTGACAACACCGTCAGTGCCAAAAAGGCACATATGGCGGTGGTTGCCTGTGAACGTTATCAAGCCGCAGAAAATGGGCATAAATTTGACCGCACTTTACTGCCTTTTGATGAAAGCTGCTATACGCCACTGCAGCTAGAATTGTTCGCCACCAATCCAGTTGATTTTGAGTTTATCGAACAAAAACTTGAAAACCTACCTCGCCAACGTCAGCGTGAATATTTCCGTAAACTTTATCTTAAAGCCTATCGTTCAGTGAAAGACGATGGCTCGATTGCATTTGCTCTAGGCAATAAGCAACGCCGCCACGCGAACGATTATTTGCGCGATGTGTTAGATGTGCGTTTACAAAAAGTCTTTTCACAGTACAACGTGAACGTAGATTTTTTGCAAGCGTTCATTAACACCCCGCAATGGTTGCTATCCGTTAAAGATGAAATACAACAAGCCGCGCAGTTCTCCACCGTACCAACCCGTGAAGAACTTGCCAAACACTACAACGAGTTGCATTACAGCGGATTCCGTTTTCAAGTGTTCGGCATCCAACAAAAGCAAAAACAATTACCTTTCTATTTAATCACCGAAAGCAAATTGAAAAAAATGGCGTATGAAATGGCAACGGCATTTATTCGATTTCAATGTGATTGCTCCCACTTTTTAAAAAATGGCATCGAAAAAGACAACGAGAACGATATTCAAGGCTATTTCTATCAGCTCTATAAATGGTGTGGCGAAATTGCCTTTTCTGCGGGTTTCAAAATCCCTCACTGGGAAAAAATCGAAAACGACAAACGCATCAAAGCCGAACATATTGACAGCACTTTAATTCGTCTTACGTGCGAAAAATGGTGGTTTAAGCAAATGCGCACCACGCAACGCAGAATGGTTGAACACGTTGCCATTGCCTGTGGCGAGGTGCGCGCCAATGCCGCTAGTTATATCTCTAATCAAAGTTTCCAAGAATGGCAACTGCAACAACGCAAGAATCACGATTACTTGCGCGCCATGATCATTGAAAACATCGACAACCCCGAAGAACAGGTCGAGCTTTTCGATATGTTCTTGAAATCATCCTCCAACCCAGCCTTGCGCAGAAATGAAATGATGGTGCGCTTGCGTGGCTTGGAAGAATGGGCAGAAGAAAACAACAATGAAGCCTTATTTTTAACCCTCACTGCGCCATCATCTTTTCACGCAGGCAATGGCAACAAAAAATGGTCGGGGGTGAATCCACGAGATACGCAAAACTATCTAAACAAAGTGTGGCAACAATTCCGCGCTTTGTTAGCAAAACGTGATATTAAATTTTATGGTATGAGAGTGGCAGAGCCGCACAAAGACGGTACGCCACACTGGCATGCGTTAGCTTATGTGCCAGCAGAACATAAAGAAGAAGTCATCCGCTTATTTAAACAAAAGGCCCTAGAGTTAGACGGCAATGAGAAAGGCGCAGCAGAGCACCGCTGCAAGGTGGAAGAATGCGATAAAACAAAAGGCAGCGCAACGGCTTACATTGCCAAATACATTGCTAAAAATATTGATGGTTTCGCCCTTGCAGGCGAAGTGTCAGATGAAGACCCAACACTAAGCCTACACGACAACGCATTGCGCGTTCGTGCATGGGCGAGCCGTTGGGGCATTCGTCAGTTCCAATTCTATGGGGGCGCATCAATTTCTATTTGGCGTGAATTGCGCCGATTAATCAGCGGTCAAGCCGATGATGAAATTATCAATAAAGCCCAAGCCGCAGCAGGCATAGCGAATGATTATGCCGCCTACATGGAAATTCAAGGCGGTGCGCTTGCTAAACGTACTGATCAACCTATCAAGCTCGATTATGAAACTAAACCTGCTAATAAATATGGTGAACAACGCAAAGCTATTATTGGTTTAGCGAATAGATTCAGTCTAAAACAAGTCATTTCACGCACCAAAAAATGGCAAATTAAAAAACGCCCACAAGATTTTGCACAACGCACAGAATCTATGGTTGAGCGTAGCTCAACCGCTAACAATAGCGCACGCAGTGCGCCTTGGACTTGTGTCAGTAACTGTAACCGCTCAATTCTTGAGCAAAAGATCAAATTACTGACACAACCGATCTGCGCCCCACTTAGCGCACAAAAATTAGACTATTTATTCAAGTATAAACGGCTAACCATAGATAAATATACAGCCTTAGAACTCAACGAAAACGATGTGCAGTTAGTGAAACGGAATCAAAATATGATGACGTCGCTTTCCCCTGTGCCAAGAAACCTTCAAAAGCTCAAAGATTTTCATAAAAAACAACGCATTCAATAGGAGAAAACGCAATGAATAAAAGAAAACAGAAACAAATCCGCCGAATCTTAGCGGCAAAACGGGCGGAAAAGTGAGGTGAATTATGAAAGAAAAACCAATAAAGCCAACAATAAAACCTGTTTCAATGAAACATGGGAGAAAAATTATTCAAATTGCCACATCAAATGCAATGTGTGAATATGCAAAGGTCGAAACAATCATTGCATTGTGTAATGACGGGACATTGTGGCAACGAAGTATAGAAATTGATGCGGTAGGAGTTTCCGGATGTGAATGGTTTCAAATAGAGAATATTCCTCAAGGTAATATGGAGAAATAAAAATGGCAGACTTACAACAACTTATCAAAAACATCGAGCAATGGGCAGAAGATCGCAATTTGATTGAGGGTTCTACCCCACAGAAACAATTCATTAAATTAATGGAAGAATTTGGTGAGCTTTGTTCAGGCGTATCAAAAAATAAAATTGATGTAATTAAGGATAGCATTGGCGATTGCTTTGTGGTGATGGTGATTTTGGCCGCACAACGCAAAAAAGATGAAATGCTTTCTGTTGATGAAATTGCCAATG